TTTACCAAGATTATGGGTAAAGAAAGCGCTTGGATGGATAAGAAAAACCCAACGAGTTCAGCAGAAGGTGTAGGCCAATTGCTGGATTCGACATACAAGAACCTTGGGTTGAAACGCTCTAAATCAACTGTTGCACAAACGGTTGCTGCGCTTGCCTACATCGGGCGCAAATATGGTTCGGGTGGCCCCTGTGCTGCCTGGGCATTTTGGAAAAAACACTCTTATTACTAGGGGGAACGGATGAGTGTGGAATTTGAAGCAGGCGTTGTTGACTTAGATGCCAACACTGCCGCGTGGCTTGAGCAGTACAAAGCAGCTCTTGCCAAGATCAAGGAACTGAATGAGGTTGCAGATGTTGCCCGCGCACATATTGAAAGTGCGCTAGGCGATGCCGAACTTGGAATGTTCTTAAATCGGCCTGTGGTCAGGTGGACAAAAGTGGAGTCAAAGCGATTTGATACCAAGCGGGCGCGAGAAATCCTGCCTGCACAAGTTATTGATGCGCTTGAAGTTATAAGCGTGTCGCGCCGTTTTTCAATCGTTCAAGAGGATGATTGAGGAATGACCTTCACACCACTTTCAACACCTAATCAAGGGCTTGCAGTCGAACTTGCTCGCATCATCACCGATGCGGGCAGGTTCGCACCGCGATCTCAACAGGTTTACATTGGCCCATCTGAAGTAGGCCAAGAATGTACGCGCCGGTTGGCTTACAAGTTACTTGATTGGGAGCAGGTCAATGAAGGCAGTTCAGGCAATTGGGCTGCACAAGTTGGCACTGCAATTCACTCACACCTTGAAGGTATTTTCAGCAAGATGCCCGACAGGTATGAGGTTGAAAGTAGGGTAAAGATCAGAGCCAACCTATCGGGAACCATTGACCTATTTGATAAAGATTTAGGCCTTGTTCTTGATTGGAAAACTACCTCACCTGCATCGGTAAAGATCAAGCGCAATGAAGGTGCCTCAAAGCAGCAAATTGTGCAGGTAATGCTTTACGGATACGGCAAGGCTCAAGAAGGTGCAACCGTCAACAAGGTCGGCTTGATCTTTCTGCCAACAGGCGGTCAGATTGACGATATGTATGTTGAGTTGCACGATTACGATGAACAGATTGCATTGGATGCCTTAGCACGATTGGATTCAGTGTACGAGCTACTCACCACAGTTGATGTTGAGAAGTCACCTGCAATGTGGCAAGTTATTCCAAAGGCTTCATCACGCCTTTGTATGTATTGCCCCTATTATCAACCATTTAGTAAAGATTTGAGCAAGGCTTGCAACGGTGATACCGATGTGTGAACTAGACTCTTGCCAATGCGCGTGCAAAGACGTTGAAAAAGATGGTACTTTGCACTTTCTCGGATTGAAAACAATGTCGGATTTTGTAAAAGAAGCAAAAGAAAACCAAACACCAAACCAAACAGAAACGGGGGATGTCGAATGACATTCAGCGCACCATCACAACAGAGCGAATCGGTTAAAGTTGCCGATTTGAACGGTCAGTTGCTCATCATTGAGCCAATTGAATACAAGACAGGGATTGAAACAGTCCACGGCCCTGCAGATGCAGTCGAAGTTAACATTGTGAACTTAGACAATGCCAACGCAATCCACAACAACGTTTTGTTTTTTAACGTTGCACTCAAAAACGCACTCAAGACCAAGATTGGTCAAAAAGTATTAGCACGCATTGGGCAGGGAACTGCCAAGCCTGGCAAATCTGCACCTTGGATTCTGATAGATGCAACCGCCGATGCAACCGCCGTTGCCAAAGCCAATGCCTATATTGCAGGGGCACCGGCTCAGGCTGCGCCCGTGGCGGCGGCAACGGTGGCTGATGTGAATAACTTGCCACCTGATGTACAAGCACTCTTGGCTCAACTCGGGGCAACAAAGGCGTAAGTCTTTGTTGAAGTTGAGAGCAAGGCACCGCACTTAGTCCTTTCGGGCGGTGGGAGAAATGGCAGGTTTGCAGGCGTTGGGGAAGGCGCTTTTTGGTTCGAGTCCAAACATTTCACGCAAGACGATTGAACGGGGAACAGATGAAGTTAGCAATTGCAGACCCGCCATATTTAGGCCGTGCAAATCGGTGGTATGGCGATGGTTGTGGTGACGGTAATGGCATTGGCAGAGCAGATTCACACCCTGAGGCAAAAAAGTGGGATGACCCAAAAACACATTTAGAGCTTGTTGAGCAATTAGAACGTGATTATGACGGTTGGGCGATTGCGCTAACCGTTCACAGTTTAAGCACATATATGAAGGTGATTGAAACTGATTCACGCAATGGTATTCGCGTGATGAGTTGGATTAAACCTATTGCTATTCCCAGTGGCTCACGCATTGCAACAAGTTGGGAACCGGTCATTGTTCGAGTGCCAAAAGATCGTAAGGGTTGGAAATCTGGCAAGAGAATGAAAGATTATTTAATTGCCAATCCTAAGCAGAATGGATTTGTTGGCGCCAAGCCTCAAGAATGGACCGATTGGGTTCTTGATGCAATGGGTTTTCAGGATGGCGATACGGTTGATGATTTATTTTACGGTTCAGGTGCGGTTTCGCAGATAATTGAAAATCGAGGCATAAATGCCACTGTATGATTTCAAATGCGAGCAGTGCAGCAACACCTTTGAACTCAATCTTTCATTTGAGAACAAGGATTTGCCATATTGCGAGGATTGTGAAAAGCCGTTGGTGCGGATTTATACGCCAGTTGGTGCCATATTTAAGGGAACAGGTTGGGGGAGTAAACCGTGAAAACAGCAGTGAGTTTATTTGCAGGAATCGGTGGCTTTGATTTAGCTCTTGAACGCCAAGGGGTCAAGGTTGTTGCATCGGTTGAGATTGATAAAAAGGCACAGGATGTGTTACGCCGTCATTTTCCTGATTCAACTATTTTTGGCGATATAACGGGGGTAACAGGTGAACAACTTAGAGCAGCAGGATTTGACCCTGCCAACGGAATTATTACAGGTGGATTCCCTTGCCAAGACCTTAGCGTTGCAGGTAAGCGTGCAGGATTGGCTGGAAAACGCAGTGGTTTATTCTGGGAAATCTGCAGAATCCTTGACGAAACAAGAACGCAAACGTTTATCCTCGAAAACGTGCCTGGTTTACTTAACTCAAATGGGGGCAGAGATATGGCCGTGGTCATTGAAGCGTTGGTCCAACGCGGGTATCGCGTGGGATGGCGGGTGCTTGATGCTCAATACTTTGGAGTTCCACAACGCCGGCGTAGAGTCTTCATTGTCGGATGTCTTGGAAACTCAGGGCCATCACCTGCAGAAATACTCTCTATCAGTGAAGGCCGCGCAGGGTATCTTGAGGCGTGCAACGGGAAGAGGAAAGGTTCTGCCGACGGAACTGCAACAAGCGTTGGAGAAAGTCGCACTGTTGCAGCCTTGACAGTTTCAGATTTAATCAAGGGTCAAGGTTCAAACCAAGCAGTAGCATCGGGCTTTTTGCAGGTTGTTGATGATTTTAATAATTGATGGCACGCGTATGAATGATGTTCGAGTTTACACAAATGGCATTGTGCCAACAGTAGTTGCAAAATTTGGAACAGGCGGGGGGAATGTGCCAATGATTTTTGATAATTCAGAGACAAATGAAACGATTGCTTTTGATACTCAATTTGGAAGTAATGCAAACACCTTTGAGAATGTATCTCCAACACTCAAATCAAGTCAGCAACCACCTTCATTTATTGAAACAGGTTTGAGTGTTTACCCAATAGACGATGGCAGAGAGATTGAAAAGCACCAAAACGGATTGGGTATTGGCGCAGATGGTGCGCCTGCTTACACTTTAGATCGAAGCCAAGCACCGGCGGTTGCAACTCAATCAACTGTGCGCCGTTTAACACCAATGGAATGTGAGCGCCTGCAGGGGTTTCCTGATGATTGGACTGCCGATCAAGCTGACTCCAATAGATATAAGCAATGTGGCAACGCGGTAGCAGTGCCGGTGGTTGAGTGGATAATCAAGCGAATGGTGGGGAATGAATGAAATACAATATCCTGCAGGGTGATTGCCGTGAGTTAATGGCAACACTTGATGAAAACTCGGTGGATGCAATCGTGACTGACCCACCTTATGAATTGGGATTTATGGGCAAGAGTTGGGATGCAAGTGGCGTTGCCTTTGATGTAAACACTTGGAAAGAGGCAGTGCGCGTTCTTAAACCTGGCGGCCACTTGATCGCCTTCAGTGGCTCACGCACCTATCACCGAATGGCAGTTGCTATTGAGGATGCAGGCTTTGAGATTCGTGATCAAATTATGTGGGTTTATGGGTCGGGGTTTCCTAAGTCGCACAACATCAGCAAGGGAATTGATAAGGCAGCAGGTGCAGAGCGCGAGGTTATTGGTACTCATTCGGGTTCAGGAATGACTAAATCAAATGTTGAACAAGGCGCGCAAAATAGATTTACAACTGAATGGAACAGGTATTCTGACAATTCAGTTACCCCCGCCGCGCAGCAATGGGATGGCTGGGGCACGGCACTGAAGCCCGCACACGAACCAATGGTTCTAGCTCGCAAGCCTCTCATTGGCACCGTTGCCAACAACGTGCTGATTCACGGCACTGGCGGTTTGAACATTGATGGGTCAAGAGTTGGCAGTGAGGGTGGAACAAGTGGTTCAAACTTTGTTCCCAATAGCACGCCAATATACGGCAAGGGATTTGGTGGCAAGGTTGATGTTGAGCAATTAGATGCAGGCCGATGGCCTGCCAATTTTATTCACGATGGCAGCGATGAGGTTGTTGATTTGTTTCCTGATACAAAAGCAACAGGCAGTGGCAAAGTTTCAGGTTTTCGCAAAGGTGGAGCATCTGAAAACTCAGTAGGGCTTGCAGGTGTGAAAAATGCTGCTGACGGTTTCTCAGACAGTGGCAGCGCCGCTCGATTCTTTTACTGCGCCAAGGCATCAAAGCGTGATCGCAATGAAGGGCTTGATGGCTTTGAGGCAAAAGAGATTGGTGCCAAAGGCAACGGTTTGGCAAGAATCTGTGCGAGTTGCAATACACCTCAAATGAAAGGATGCGAATGTGTTGATGCAACTTTCATCAATCCAAGTCGCAATAACCACCACCCAACAGTAAAACCAACATCACTGATGCAGTATCTTGTGCGCTTGGTGACACCGCCAAATGGCACAGTGCTTGACCCGTTCCTTGGTTCAGGTAGCACCGGCAAGGCTTGTGCGTATGAAGGTTTTGATTTCATTGGTATGGAGTTGACGGGCGAATACATCCCGATTGCAAAGGCACGGATTGAGTTCGCTCTTGCCGACAAAGATGAGCAGTTGGATTTATGAGCGAAAAGACATTGCAAGAAGGTTTGGCCTACGGGTTGTGGGCAGGGTATGAATATGCACTGCCTGATGCACCTGGGGCGATGGCAAAGTTCCTGATCAAATTCCTTACAACGAACGGATACATAAATGACTAGCCTTTTGCCAATTGCCCTACGCTTTGCAACGCAAGGCATCGTGGCGGTGCCAACGGCTAGTGACGGCTCCAAGCGCCCGATGCTGCCAACGTGGAAAGAATTTCAGCAACGCCTGCCAACCCAAGATGAGCTATTGGGATGGTTTAACAACGAAACAATCCAAGGCTTGGGTGTGATCACAGGCCGTATCTCAGGCAACCTTGAGATGCTTGAACTTGAAGGTCGAGCAGTTGCCGACAAGATGCACCTGCAGATTGCCGAAATTGCAACTTCATCAGGCTTAGCAGATGTGTGGGAAAAGATCAACGCAGGATATGTGGAGATGACCCCATCAGGCGGACTGCATTGGCTTTATCGCCTTGAGTCACCCGTTGCAGGCAACCTCAAACTTGCACGCAGGCCAGGTGAGAACGGTGGCGTTGAAGTCTTGGCCGAAACTCGCGGTGAAGGTGGATTTTCTATCTGCGCACCATCGGCAGGAACCACACACCCATCAGGCGGTGCTTGGCAGCTCTTGCGTGGCTCGATTGAGCAGATTCCAACGCTGACCGATGCCGAACACACCGCACTGCATTCACTCTTTGCCCTATTTGATCAGATGCCCAAGGCTGAAAGTATTGCTCAAGAGGTCAGCAACAAGATTGATGGCATTTTATCGGCAGGCGATGACTACACCGCCCGCACAACTTGGGATGAGATACTTATACCCTTGGGTTGGTCAAAGGTTTACAATAAAGGTGAGGCAACTGTTTGGCGCAGGCCAGGCAAGAATGAAGGAATCAGTGCAACCACAAACTTCAATGGAAACAATAAGTTATTCGTTTTCAGCACAAGCACAGTCTTTGACTCTGAAACATCATATTCAAAGTTCGCAGCGTATGCACACCTGCACCATCACGGTAACTTTAAGAACGCTGCAGCCGATCTCAAGGCTCAAGGATACGGACACACCCGTGAATTGGGAGTTCTTGAAGTATCAAATGCACCACTAATTGCTCCTGAGAAGCCTTCAGATGCGGTTTTAAGTGAGGATGAGTCAAGTTGGAAGCCTGTACGCTTGGCTGATTACTTTGATGGCTTATTTCAAACACCGATTGCGACAATCCTCAAGCGAACAGATGGCAACGGGCTGATCTATACAGGGCGCGTTCATTCCATCTACGGCGAATCCGAATCCGGCAAGTCTTGGATTGCACAAATTGCAACCGCCGAATGCCTGAAAAACGATAAAAAAGTGATCTATATTGATTTTGAATCCGATGCCATTGACATTGTGAATAGACTCAAAGCCTTAGGTGTCACACGAGCTAATCTCTTGCAATACTTTTCTTATATCAGACCTGACGGCGCACGCGATGCCAATGACCCATATTGGCAGGCGATCTTGCAACCTGAATCTGCAACCCTTGTAGTCATTGACGGCGTGACCGAATCCCTGACGATGTGGGGTGGCGAGTCTAAGGATAACGATGCCATTACAAAGTGGATGCGATTGTTTCCACGAACGGTTGCCACTGCCTCAGGCGCTGCCGTTGTGCTTATTGATCACATCACAAAGAATGCCGAAACACGGGGGCGGTTTGCCATCGGCGGGCAGGCGAAGTTGGCCACCATTGACGGTGCTGCCTACCTTGTTGAACCGCTTGAGGCGTTAGCTCCGGGCAGGGTTGGCTCGCTCACAATGCGAGTGACCAAAGATCGCCCAGGGTTTGTGCGCAAGATTGCGGGGATGTGGCGCAAGTCTGACCGCACCCAAGAGGCTGCAATTTTTCTCATTGACTCGACCAAGGCGCAGATGCAATATGCCATCACAGTGCCATTGCTTGAGGATGAGATGGAGTCAAATAAGGAATACAAGAAACAACTTGAGGTGGCTGAGTTCATTCACCATCACCCTGGCGCTTCACGGCGTATGGTTCAAGATGGAATCACGGGGTCAAAAGATGCCATTGGTGATCGAATCAGCGACTTGTTGGCAGGCGGTTGGGTTGAGAACAAGGGCAATGATCGGTCATTTATTCTCTATATTTCCAATGAAGGCAAGAGCCATTTCAACCTTTTAGATGCCCAAATCACGGAATTAAAGGTGAACTGAGGTGTACCGTACCGTACCTTTTGTGTACCTTTTTATTTTAGGTACAGGGGCAGTTTTGAGCGTGATCGGTGTGCGTACCGTTCCGTATATGTATATATACGGAAGTAGGTACACCATCACACTCGGTACAGGTACGCCTAGATGATCAACAACAATTTCTACATTTCAGATTGTCGCAAGTGTGGCAACATCGTATGGGTCGGATTGTGTTGGGCAGGATTTGTGACCCGCCTTGATGTGACCCCATTGACTTTAAGCCAAGAGATCGTGGCAAAGCTGATGGGCAGGCGAACCCATCAGATTCACCGCACTGCCGAATCCTTTGAGACAACGCCACGGCGGGGTGCGTACTTGAAGGCAGCCAAGGCGATTGTCTTAGGTGATCACATCTGCGACCCATCAGCATTTCGATTTGGTGAGGTTGCCCCTGAATACTTCAACAGACCGATTCCAAGACAACCAAGTGAGGGAGTTCCATTTTGAGTACCTGCGCCATTTGCCAACGTTCAGCCATTGAAGGCACCTGCAGACATTGCCGACTTAACCTGACCGCTTGGCTGACTGAAATCCCCGCCTTGCAATATGAGGCAGGTTTCTACATTGAGCCAGGCAGATCAGCCTCAGGCGCAGTCAGCGCCGAACGCAGTATTGGTGTTAACGTCAACGCCCTTGATTACTCGATGGCTACCGAGCTGCTTGCCATCTTGCATAGTTGGGAGTCAATGGTTCGCAGCGCACGGCAGTTGACCCCGCCGGCGCTGCTCAAGCGTGAGCCAACGATTGATGCAGAGGTTCAGGCAACCTGTGATTTCCACCTTGCCCACCTTGAGTGGACATTAGGGCAGGAATGGGTGGGAGATTTTTTCAATGAGGTCAAAGAGCTACACAGTAAGGGAATGGCAGCAGCCAAGCGATTCATTGAGCAACCGCGCAGGATTCCTTGCCCAACCGATGACTGCCGAAAGTTTGTAGTCATTGACGTGGTGGCAGTATCCGACAATGGCCTAAGCAATGAGGTCAGTTGTTATGGGTGCAAGCAATCGTGGTCAGTCTTGCGATTGGTTACATTGGCGATGAGCAATCCAACGCGCCGATTCTTTCTCGATGTTGAGGCCATTGCATTGTGGCTAGGGCTGACTCAGCGCCAGGTCTATAAGATCATCAAGGCCAACAACATTGCCAACAGAGGTCAGCTCTATGACTTAGCAGGTGTGATCAAAGCAAGATAAAACTTGACAGAAAAGTTCACAGGTTGTTGATACACTTCCGTGTAACAGGTATTGCTATCCCCAAAGACCGCCCACCATTATGGTTGGGCTTTATTTATTTATGGACAGGATATGGATACCGAAACAATCAAAGAGATAGATGAAGCATTGGCGTTTGCAGTGCATACGCGAGCCAAGACCATTGATTCAAAGAAACATTTAGTTGATAAATTCATTGATGATCTATTGGACTCACGATTGGAGTTGACCAAATGCTCAGCATTTCAGTCAGCATCGGTGAGGTAACAACAGACATAATGACCGATCAGCAAATGTCTTTTGATGCAATTGAAACTTTATTGAATCGTGCAACCAACTCAACACTTGAGGCTTACAATCGCTATTTCATATCCTCAGAGGAATTTGAAAAGTTAACTGAGGATGACGAATAACAAACAGATTTGCCGCAAATGCAACATAGACAAACCGCTTACCGCATACAATCACGATAAGAGAACGCCTAACAAACGGCGCACTACTTGTACTGAATGCAGGAATATGCACCGGCGAATCACAAACATCTCATCTAATCAACGCAAATTTTTATTAGAAACACAGAACAATGCGTGTGCAATATGCGGTATCAATGCAGATGATCTCACTCAAGGTTTATGTGTAGATCATAACCACGAAACCAATCAGGTGCGTGGATTATTGTGCAATGCGTGCAACTTAGGCTTAGGTCAATTCAGGGATTCTGTTGTGTTCTTATCTTATGCAATTGAATACTTGGAGCAACACGATGACATTACCTAAACCTTGCCCAGGATGCAGGCGGGTGGTACGCGCCCCCAGGTGTGATGAGTGCAAGCGAGTTAAAGAGCGAGCAAGACCAAGACGAATAGATCGAGGATACGATTATTCTTGGAACAAGCTGAGTAAACATTTAAGAACATTGCAACCATTCTGCTCCATTGCAGGATGCAAGAGCCAAGACCTCACAGTTGATCACATTATTCCTTTGAGTGAAGCACCTTGGTTACGTTTAGAGATCACCAACCTGCGCGTTCTCTGCCGATCACACAATTCACAAAAGGGAAACGGGTAGAAACACCCCCCGTGGCACTCATGGGTACGGGGTAAAAGTTCTAGGAACCGTATCCATAGGAACCCACTGTTCTCCTTTGCGTAGGTATCCGATAGTTAGCCACAGTGGGGTTTTAAGGGCTTGTGCGCCCCGTAGAGCCACGCAAAATAAATCTTGACTAAGTTTGACCTAAAACTTAACTGAACGCCTGTAATGACCTTTTAAGGCTTTCTTTATTTTTACTTGCATATAAAAGTGCAGGTCAATGGCGCGTAGCCGTTACATTTGGGTTTATGATGTACGCATGGAAACTAGCTTTGCCTGTGCCGAGTGTGGCCAAGAACTGAGTCTGCGCGTGAGAGCCGATGCAATCTATTGCTCCACGCGTTGCCGCGTTCAATCGCACCGCAAACCTTTTCCGCAAGAGTTGATAGATCGCAGGCGTTGGATTCGTTACTCACGTTCAAAGATTCCATTGACCATTTGGGATGACTTTGCCAAGGTCAACGATTTAAGCACTTGGAACTTTTATGAATTTGCCAAGCAGTCAAAGGCTGGCGTTGGTATGGGTTTTGTCTTTAATGGTGACGGCATCATCGGCATCGACCTAGACAACGCCTTTGCCAATGGCAAGTTAAAAGATTGGGCGCAGGCAATTGTCACAGTCTTTGCCGGTACTTATATGGAACTTTCTCCATCAGGCAACGGCATCCACATTATTGCCAAGGCTGAATTGTTTAGTGGCCGCCGATTTGCAATCGCAGATGGCGGCATTGAGATTTATGCAACGGGTCGTTACTTCACAATGACGGGCAAGCGATTCAATCGCTCACCTAAGAAATTGAAAAAGTTTAATGATCCAGTAAGCAGCGTGATGAACATAATTGATTCAGTCAATTTATCGGGGGCGATAAATTCTTAGCAAATCGAGGTAAGCGTGTCGGGTCCACCACCAAAGCCAAATGAAGTCAAGCGCCGTAATGGAAACCCTGGCAAGCAGAAACTGCCAAAATTGGCAAATGTAATTTCCTTGCCACAAGTTTCAAATGCGCCGTTGCACCTATCAGATGCAGGTCAAAAATTATGGCTTGAGATTCGTGAGATAGCACCGTGGGTTGCAACAAGTGATGCCAAGTTGCTCATTGAACTTTGCGAAAAGATGGATAAGAAATACATTTTGCGCGAGCAGTTGTCAGATAACAACTATGTTCTCTACACCGACAAAGGCTATGCCTATGCCAACCCATTGTTTTCAATGTTGAACACAATTGAAAATGACATTATCAAATTACTTTCTCTGCTTGGTTTAACACCTGCAGATCGCACTAAGTTGGGGGTCGCTGAAGTTAAGGCCAAGGGGAAACTAGAAGCCTTACTTGAAGCGCAAAAAAAGAATGGCTGAAATTCAAGGGTGGCCACCGCGTTGGCTTACGCCGGTGCCGATTGAGGAACAGATCAACGGCGATGGCGAGATGTATGCCAACTTTGCAGAGGCCGTTTGTCGAGTCACCAAAGATTCAGTTGCTTCCCCTGCAGGCAAGTTACTTGAACTGCGCGGGTGGCAAAAAGAATTATTGAAGCACGTTCTAGCTCGTAGGGATGATGGCAGATTTCGCCACCGCACCGCACTTGTTGGAATGTCGCGGAAAAATGGCAAGAGCGCATTGGCAGCATCAATGGGTCTTGCAGGTTTAACCCTTGGTGGCAACGGCTCTGAAATTTATTCGTGCGCTGCTGACCGAGATCAGGCACGCATTGTGTTTGGTACTGCCAAGCGGATGATTGAACTTGATGATGAGTTATCGTCAATGTTTACTTTGTACCGTGATGCTATTGAGTTCAAAGACAAAGGCAGCGTTTACCGCGTACTTTCTGCAGAGGCTTATTCAAAAGAAGGTTTGAACCCGTCACCGCTTGTGATCTTTGATGAGGTTCACGCCCAACCAAGTTGGGAATTATGGAACGTACTTAGTCTTGCAGGTGGTGCTAGAGCTGATTCACTTCTCCTTGGCATTACAACTGCAGGCGTTAAGACACAGAGCAACGGCCAAGATTCACTTTGCTATTCGCTCTACCAATACGGCCAGCAAGTTGTTAAGGGTGAGAAAAAAGACCCATCGTTTTTCTTTTCTTGGTGGGAGCCAACAACACCTGAAGGTGATCACCGAGATCAATCACTTTGGCTTGAAGCAAATCCTGGCTATAACGATTTACTTGATGCAGAGGAAATGCAAAGCGCAGTTTTGCGCACACCCGAAGCAGAATTTAGAACCAAGCGCCTTAATTGTTTCGTCAATACCTCAGTGGCTTGGTTGCCAACGGGGGCGTGGGAAGCGCTTATTGATCGTGACCGTTACCCCGAACCTGGCGAGGATGTAATTCTTGCCTTTGATGGCGCGTTTTCTAATGACTCAACTGCGCTTGTGATGTGGTTATTGGGTGGGGAAAAGCCTCACTTGATGGTTGTTGGATTATGGGAAAGGCCAGACGATGCAGAACAAGGGTGGCATATCCCCGTTGCAGAGGTCGAGCAAACAATTATTGACACCTTCAGAGATGAAAGATTTAACGTGCGAGAAATCGTATTTGACCCCGCACGATGGCAACGAACTTTTATGGTTCTTGATGAAGAAGGCTTGCCAGTTGTTAGTTACCCCAACAGTGCTGCAAATATGGTACCCGCAACACAAAAATTCTATGAGGCCGTAGTCAACGAATCGTTTACACACGATGGTGATGAAAGACTTGCACGACACGTTGCAAACTGTGTAACCAAACAATCAAGCCGTGGTGTTATGGTTGCCAAGGCAAGTAGTCGGCGCAAGGTAGATGCTGCAGTTGCATCAATCTTTGGTTATGACCGAGCGACACAACCGCTTGAACCACCACCGCCGGTTGCACGATTCTTTTCAATTCAAGTCTAGGGAGCAAGATGAAAAAGATTGATCTTTCAATTGTTGTTGAAGTTGTAGGCGCAAGCCTTGCAGCAGCCGGTCTTGCAATGATTTCAGTACCTTTGGCATTGGTTGTATCAGGTGTATTTCTTGTGTGGATTACAGAGAAGGCTGAGTAATGAGTTTATCAAAAAGACTAGCGGGTTCAGGCAGTAAGCGAGCTGCAAACAATCAGTACATTGAGCCGTTGATTCCTGGGCGGCCTGCCTTTAATACTCTTGCAGGTGTAACCGTTGACCCTGAATCTGCAATTCGTATGTCCACCGTTTATTCTTGCGTTCGCCTATTGGCAGACACTGTTTCATCTTTGCCCGTTGGCGCGTATGTGCGCCGTGGTCGCAGTCGATTGCCTTATGCCACAGTGTACGGTGATCAGCCTGCTTGGATAGCAAAGCCAAACCGTGAAACCACACGCCTTGAATTTTACGAGCAAATTGTTAGTTCATTCAAACTTGAAGGCAACGCTTACATTCTGATTGTTCGCAATGATCAGGGTGACGTTGAGGAACTTTATGTAGTTGACCCGCGCAATGTTCGCATTGAGCGCCTTGCACCAAATGAACCACTTGTCTATTTTGTAAAGATCAAAGATAGCCAAGGCATTTATGAGCAACGCCTAAGCGACAAAGATATTTTGCACATTCCTGATTTCCGTTTGCCAGGTCAGCGTTATGGTCTTTCACCAATCGCAGCTTGTCGAACAACAATTGGTTCTGCAATGGCAGCCGATACTTACGCTGCTTCATACTTTGGCAACGCTGCTAACCCAGGCGGTGTGATTGAAGTGCCAGGCGAGTTAACGCAAGAACAAGCAGGCGATATTGGCCGTGATTGGAATATCACCCACACAGGTCCATACCGTGCAGGCAAGATCGGTATTCTTTCAGGCGGTGCAAGTTTCAAACCGCTAACAATTAACGCCCAAGATGCGCAGTTATTAGACACACGCCGATTCAGTGTTGAGGAAATTGCCCGTATTTTCCGCGTTCCATTGGCGTTACTAGGCCATCCTGTAGCCGGTGCAATGTCGTTTGCATCAGTTGAAGCCCAAAACCTTTCATTTGTTCAGTATTCATTGCGCCCAATCTTGGAGCGAATTGAGCAATCACTATCAACTTTGTTGCCTGAAACTGACGGATTCATTCGTTTTAACCTTGATGCACTACTGCGAGGCACTACAAACGAGCGTTACGATGCTTACACTAAGGGCTTGCGTGAAGGATTCCTTTCACTCAATGATGTTCACGCATACGAGGATATGGCACCAATTGAAAGTGGCGATCAATACCGCGTGCCACTGCAAAACATTGATGCCTCAGATGCCAAGGATGTTGGCCTGAAACTACGCACTGAAATTGCTGCTGCACTTATTCAAGTTGGCTTTGACCCATCAGCAGTTACAAAGGCGGTTGGTTTACCTGATATGAAGCACACAGGTTTGCCATCAAGTCAGTTACAACAGATTTCAACCATTGACCCAACAGACCCAACTGCAGCATACGAGGTTCAGTAATGCCTTATTACATTTCAGACAAGCAAGATGATTGCTCAGGTTGGGCAACAGTCAAACAAGAATCTGATGGTTCTTACACAACACTTTCTTGCCACGACAATAAGCAAGATGCAATTGATCAGATGGTTGCAGTTTCTATTTCTGAGGATATGGAACCAGGTGGGGAAATAAACACTAGGAGCAAGATGAAAAAGATTGAGCGCCGTACCTTTACAGTTCGAGATGTTGAAGCCCGCCAAGCAGATGATGGCACAATGCGCCTTCGCGGATACGCTGCAGTTTTCAATGACGATAGCGTGCCACTTCCATTTATTGAAAGAATTGCACCTGGCGCATTTCGCAAGACATTAACAGAAACCCCAGATGTGCGTTTACTTATTAACCACGAAGGCTTGCCATTAGCTCGTACCAAGAATGGCACCCTGACGTTGACTGAGGATGATCGCGGATTGTATATGGATGCAGAAATTGCAGATACAAATGAAGGCCGTGATCTTTACAAGTTAGTTGAACGTGGCGATGTTGACCAAATGAGTTTTGCCTTCCGTGTGATTCGTCAAAAATGGTCTGAGGATCGTTCAATGCGAACACTTACCGAGGTTTCATTAGCAGATGGAGATGTTTCAGTGGTTACATACCCTGCCTACCCAACAACAACGGTTGAAGCGCGTGAGGCTTTGCGCACTGCAATTGAGGCAATCAAAGAAGGTCGCGCACTAGATGGCGAATCAATGATTGTGGTTCAGGCCGTACTTGATAAAATTTCAGATTCTTACGATTCCCTTGAGGAAGGCAAGAATATGCTTGAGGTTGTTCTTGGCCTTAAAACACTTGAACCTGTGGTTGAAGTTGAGGAACCTGAAGTTGAATTAGAGCCTGTTGACCCAATGGCTACTGCAGGCCGATCAATTTCCCTGCGCCTAGCGCAAGCAATTATCAACAACACAAAATAAGTTTCTGCTGCACAAGTAGCAGATCGAAGTCGGAGCAAATCCCACACCCTAAAAGCGCCGTGGAGAGCATTGCCACCACCTCAAACAATCAAACACTCATTGGAGAAATAATGTCAAAGTCATATCTTGATGTTGCTCTTGAGCGCCGTGATGCAGTTAAGGCAGAAATGGATGCAGTTCTTGAGGCAGTAGCCGCAGAATCTCGCACCGACCTTACTACAGAGGAAACCGAAAAGGTTGATGCTCTTGTAGAGGAATCACGCGCACTAGATGCAAAGATCGAAAAGTTCTCAGCACAGGCAACTGCAGATGCAAAGGCAGTTGAGGCTCGCGCTTCAGTTGCAGCAATCGTAACACCTGTTGGTGGCGCAGTTGTAACACGCGAAGCACGCACATACTCACCTGAAGCATCTGTTTCATTCGTGAAGGATGCGTTCAACGCACAATTCAAAAATGATTATGCAGCATCAGAGCGCCTAGCTCGTCACACTCGTGAGGAATCAATCGAGCGCCGTGATGTTGATACATCAAACTTCGCAGGTCTTGTGGTTCCACAGTACCTAGTTGATCTCGCTGCACCATTTGCACGCGCAGGCCGCCCAACTGCGGATTTCGCAACTGCAAAGCACACATTGCCAGCATCTGGAATGTCACTGGAAATTTCCCGTATGACAACCGGAACTTCAACGGCAGTACAAGAAACTCAAAACACTGCAGTTTCAGAAACTGATGCCGATGACACACTTTTGAGCATCCCTGTACGCACGATTGCCGGACAACAGGATCTCAGCCGCCAGGCCATTGAAAGAGGAACAGGCATTGATACATTCGTGCTTGCTGATCTCATTCGCTCTTGGCACACAACTGTTGATGCTCAGGTTCTTAACGGTTCAGGTTCAAACGGACAGTTCAAGGGAATCCGCAACTCAGGTGGAAACGCAATCACATTCACTGCGACAACACCAACAGTTGCACTTCTATATCCAAAGTTGGCTGATGCAATTCAGCAGATTCAGAGCAACGTCTTTGAAACACCAACACACTGGATTATGCACCCACGCCGCCTAGCATTCTTGCTTGCAGCGACAGATTCAACAGGCCGTCCACTAGTAGTTCCAACTGCTAACGGTCCAATGAACTCATCAGCAGCAGGAGCAGGCGCAGCAGGTTACGCAAACTCAGGCTACACAATGATGGGTCTGCCAATCATCTCTGATGCAAACGTTGGTACAACTTACGGCGCAGCAACAAATCAGGATGAAATCTATTGCGTTGCAGCACCTGAAATGCACCTTTGGGAGCAGCCAGGTTCACCTTTTGCACTCTCATTTGATGCAACAGGCGCTTCAACACTTACAATCAAGTCTGTTGTTTACGGCTTCGGCGCGTTTTCTGCAGAGCGTTATCCAAAGGCTGCCTCAATTATCTCAGGCACCGGCTTGGTAGCACCTACTTTCTAAACTAGAAGGTAAACATTGTGTGGGTTGGGTTAGTTCCCCCCGATTAGCCCAACCCACACTTCACCAAAGATTCGGGGGAATCTATGAAATCAGCTCATAAAGTATCAATTGGCACTTGTGACCCAGGCACAGTCAATGGCGAGTTTGCATTTAGCCTTATTCAAATTGCACTTTCTAGATCATCACGCCTTGGCACATTTGTTCGCGTAAGAGGCTCAGGGCTTTTATCTAAGCAACGCAATCGTGTAGTTAAGCAGTTTTTAGAAACCAAGTCCGATTGGCTTTTGATGATGGACTCAGATGAAGTTCTCACGGTTGAGGCATTTGATAAGTTAACTGAAACGGCGCACGAAAAAGACCGCCCAATTGTCGCAGGGCTTGTCTTTGCTAGTTTTGATAATGGCAATCCTTACCCACGGCCAATGCCGACAATTTTTATGGATGCCCCTGAAGGTTTTATTCCGCTTGATAAGTACGACAAAGATTCAGTTTTTCAAGTAGATGCAGCAGGTACTGGTTGCCTGCTAGTTCACCGTAGCGTATTTGAAACAATGCAAGCTAATGCCGATTCACACCAAGGCACAGACTGGTGTTGGTTTTGGGATGGCCCATTAAACGGTGATTGGATAGGCGAGGACCTGCAATTCTGCCGGCGTGTTCGTTCCCTTGGTTTCCCAATCTATGTGAACACAGGGGCGATCTTGCCTCACTCAAAGAGTTATTTATTAAGTGATAGGCAGCACGATTTATGGAACTTCTAAAAAGAATTTTGAAAATTAAGGTAAAATCGAAGGAAACCGCAACCGCTATCCCTGCACTTGAACGCGCAATGGTTCCCAAAGTAGAAACGAGAAAACAGCGTGGCGATAACTAACGGCTACACAACATTGAATGAAGTCAAGGATTCTTTGAACCTTGATGATTCAATTGATAACGCTGCCATTGAACTTGCAATTGCTACGGCGAGCAGAATGATTGATGATTATTGTGGCCGATTCTTTTACAAAGATGGCACTGAAGCAGCACCTGCCACCCGTTACTATAGCCCAACTGATTTTTACACTGTAGTTGTTGATGACTTTGTAAGCCTTTCTGAAATTGCCACTGATGATACTTTTGATCAGCTTTATCAGACAGTGTGGACTGTTTCAGATCGTATGTTTGAACCCGTAAACAATCCTTCACGCGGTTGGCCATTAAGTCGAATCCTGGCAGTTGGCTCATACATTTTCCCTGCTAACTTGCCACAATCTGTACGGCTCAGAGGTATCTTTGGGTGGTCATCAGTACCTTTTGAAGTTAAGACTGCAGCCAAGATTCAGGCATCACGCCTGTTCTTGCGTAATCAGTCACCATTTGGAATTGCTGGCAACACCGACCTTGGAACAGTGCGCCTTGCTGCCAAACTAGATGCCGATGTAGAGGCACTGCTGCGCCCTATGCGCAAGAACAACGGGTTGGCATACTAATGCAGCCAACGCTTATTCGTAAGGGCTTAAAAGCCAACCTTGAGTCAATTCCAGGCATGAGGGTTTACGAGCTGATTCCAACACCTGCCGTTGCACCTGCTGCAGTCGTAGGCCAATTAAATTTTACATTTGATCTTGCTAACACACGCGGATTAGATCAGGCAACACTTGACGTTGTTGTTTTAGTTCAGCGTTTTTCAGAGCGATCAGGGCAAACCGATCTTGATAAGTATTTGCAGGGTTCGGGGGATTACTCAATCAAGGCAGCAATTGAATCTGATCTGACTTTGGGCGGTGCCTGTAGCACATTGCGGGTTATATCTGCCGAAGCCGGTACCTATTCGTCAGGGGATATTGAGTTTCTTTCATACCGCTACAACCTCACAGTGTGGGGAGAAGGAGAATAAATGAACATCGAAGAATGGAAAAAAGATAACGAAGCATTCCTGATCAAAATTGGTCAGGTAGAAACATCAACAACAAAGCCAGTACCTACCAAGAAAGACGAGGAATAATCTCATGGCTGTATTTCTTAACAATAATGTCGGCGTGAAAATAAATTCCGTTGACCTTTCAGCGTATGTCACATCAGTAACACTAAACCGCACATTTGATGAACTGGAAGTCACCAGCATGGGCGATAGTGGACACAAGTTTGTAAAAGGTCTTGAAGCTGCAAGCGTAACTATTGACCTGAACAATGACACGGCATCATCAACTGTTCTTCCAACATTGCAAGCAGCATGGGGAACAAATGTTCCAATTGTGCTACTTCAGCAAAAGGGAACCGCAGTATCTGCAACAAATCCTTTGTACACAATGACCTGCCTTGTAAACAACACCACAGATATTAACGGTGCAGTTGGCGATCTCGGAATGATGAGTTTGACATTTAACGTATCAGGCACAGTCGCAGTCACAACAACAGGCACATTCTAAGAAACCAAATAGGGGGAACAAAATGGCAAAGTTAATAGTCACAATGGTGGATAACACAGTTCACCATATTGAGATCACACCAAGACTTGAATACGCCTTTGAATTATATGCAAAAAAGGGTTTTCACAAGGCTTTTAGAGACGATGAAATGCAAACTTCGGTCTATTGGCTTTCTTGGGAAGGTCTTAGGTTAAGTGGAACCACGGTCAAACCTTTTGGCCCCGACTTCCTTGATGAACTCAAGAGTGTCGAGGTTGCTGAGTCTGACCCCCTGTAGGTCTTGGCAGGGATAGCATTCACTATCTCATTGCTCGATTGAGTATTGAGACTGCTATCCCGCCACAATCTTTAATTGATTTAGATTCATCAATGTTAAAGATGTTATTGCAGGCATTGAAAGACCGAGCGAAGGAGCAACACGATGCGAGCAGAGCTAGTAGGCGCAAGTGACCTTCGCAAGGCTTTGCGTAATTTCTCGCCTGATCTTGATAAAGAAGTTCGTGCTGAAATGGTTGAATTCTTAAAGCCAGTTGTAAAAAAGGCTAGGGGATATATGCCGACTAACGACAAGATGCCATCAGGCTTTGTTGAGCATGAAGTCAAGACCGCAACTTTTCCAATGTACGATTCAGGAAAGGCACGTCGAGGAATTGGCTATAAATTAACTCCAACAAAGCCAAACAATCGTGGCTGGTCATCAAATGTTTCAATTCATAATAGAACCCGCGCTGGCGCTATCTATGAAACTGCTGGTCGCAAGTCAGGCATTGTTGGCAAATTCACTCCAAACTTGCCAGGCGAATTTGGGGGTTCCCTCAAAATGAGGGGTCGCGCAATGTTTAGAGCATTTGCCGAGGATGAAGGCAAGGCTAGGGCTGGAGTAATTAAGGCGCTAGAAAAGGCTGCCGCCAAATTTAATGCGAGAGGTATCTGATGGCTGAATTACGCGCCACGATTGTCGGTGAGTTTAAGGGCAACAAAGCATTTAAGGATGCCGGCAAAGCCACTAGCGCACTAGACAAAAGCGTTAAAAAATTAGGTAGCACCCTTGCCGGAGTATTTGGAGCGCAACAACTTCTCAAGTTTGCCAAGAACGCATCAAAAGCATTTATTGAGGATGAGAAGGCTGCAACTCAACTAGCCCAATCGGTAAAGAACTTAGGGCTTGCCTTTGAAACACCACGCATTGAACAATTTATTTCTCAGTTATCTCAAGCATCAGGTGTCACGGACAATCAGCTTAGGCCGAGTATGCAGAAGTTATTGCAGACTACAGGCTCAGTCACTAAGTCCACCGAATTACTTACTCAAGCCTTAGATATTTCACGCGGTTCTGGCGTTGATTTTGAAACCGTAGTCTCAGATTTGAGTATGGCATACGTTGGTCAGACTCGCGGCCTTCGCAAGTATTCACTAGGACTTTCTCAGGCTGAATTAAAGGCAATGAGTTTTGCAGATGTTCAGGAAAAACTCACTAAACAATTTACTGGCGCAAATGCGGCCTACCTTACGACTTATGCTGGCAAGATGGAATTGCTTACCACCGCCGCAGGCGAGGCTCAAGAAACAATTGGCAAAGGCTTAGTTGATAGTCTTTCATTGCTCTCAGGTGAAGGTAACACTATCCAACCTTTGGCCGATTCTATGGCTACTTTTGCTACACAAACTGCCGATGCAATTTATGGCATTGCAGTGTTAATTGATAAGATTAAACAGATTCCAGGGCTTGACTTCTTAACTCGAAATCAAGGAACAATTTTAAGAGCTTTACCTAATACTGGAATTTTCATTCGTCTTTTTGAGGCACTTTCTAAATTAGGTGCAGGTGCAACGCCAGGAATGGGTGGCTATCCATCCTCTGCACTAGGTCCAGGATATATTGACCCTAATGATGCAGCTCGTAAAGCGGCAGAAGCAGCAGCAACCAAGCGTGCCAAGGAATTAGCAAGAGCGCAGGCGAAAAGTCTTGCAGATGCTAAGAAAAAGGCTGCTTTAGAAAAAGCCTCTGAAAAGATGAAACAATTATCTAAGATTTTTGATCTTGATTACATTCAAAATTTTGCAGCATTACAAGGTAAAATTACAGAAGAAGAAAGAACCCGTCTTAGACTTCAACTTGCTATTTTGGATGAAAACGTTAGTGCGGCTGAGTTCTTAGCAAAAAAACTTGGCGAGGCTCAAGGCCAAACATCTATGTTGGCTACATTCCTACAAAATATGCCAGATGCAAAAAATCCTTTTGCCAAGTGGGGCGATTATCTTGCAGCTTTAGAACTTGAGGCAAAACGCATTGCTGCTTTAAGTTTTACAAATGATCGTGGCGGTACTGGCGCAGGTGCAGGAGCAGGAGCAGGCGCAGGTGCAGGAGCAGGTGCAGGTGCAGGCGCAGGAGCAGGTGCTGGCGCTGATGCAGGTGCGGGTGCAGGTGCGGGTGCAGGTGCGGGTGGTGGTGCCACTGTTGTTACCCCTAAAACTTACATAGATTATCTTGGTCTAGGCGAATATAGCATTGCAGCCTCTGGTCGCGGAGATGTTTATGTCACAGTCAATGGGTCAGTTTTAACAAATCAAGAATTAACTGAGGCTATTCGTCAAGGATTACTCAGTGCATCGCTTTCTGGGTCATCTTCTAATACAGGTCGAATTCAGGGGTCGTTTGCAATATGACCCTGCCTGCAACAATTTCAGTTAGCTTTGATTTTAGCCAAGGCGCAACTTTTGCATTTGCATTTACTATAGGAGATAGCCTTAACGGTATTATTGGCGTATCTCAGTTTGCATCAAGTGAGGTGGCAGAACCTGTTATTGATCTTAGCGATGTAACTCGTCAGATAGTCATTAAGCGTGGACGTAACATTCAGCGTGACACTTATGAGGCTGGCACTTGCACTGTTCGCGTTTTAGACCCTGATTCTAACTTTAACCCTCAGAACGTTCAAAGCCCCTATTTTGGATATTTGGCACCTTTGAGAAAAATCCGAGTAGCGGCTACTACTGCTACAACTCAAGAATTTTTATTTTCGGGTTATGTTCAAGATTATGTTTATACCTATCCAAAAGGACAGGAAACAGGTTATGTAGATATTGTCTGCTCAGATGCTTTTCGTCTATTTAACTTGGCCAATATCTCTACAGTTTCAGGGGCAACTGCTGGCGAAACTACCGGTACGCGTGTCACAAAAATCTTAGATCAAGTATCATTTCCATCCTCAATGCGAATCATTGATACTGGATTAACCACAGTTCAGGCAGACCCTGGCACATCTCGATCATCATTAGATGCTTTGAAAAACGCCGAATTTAGTGAACAAGGGGCGCTATTTATTCGGTCAAACGGCGCGATAGAATTTAAAGATCGAGCAGATGTAGTCGGTTCTCTATCGGTTACACCTATTGAGTTTGATCAGACCACGGGTATCCCATACTCAAATCTAGTTTTTGCCTTTGACGATAAACTCATCATAAATTCATGCGATTTTACGCGTATTGGCGGGGTAACGCAGAGTGCCTTTGATAATGCATCCATTGCTCGATACTTTCCACATGGCATGAATCAGACCAACCTCATAGCTCAGACAGATGCGCAGGTATTAGATGCAGCCAAGATTTACGTTGCTACCCGTAAAGAAACCACTATTCGCATTGATGCCATGACTGTTGATCTATTGGACACAGATGTACCAACCGACACAATGATTGGCCTTGATTACTTTGATAACGTCAAGATCACTAACGTTCAGCCAGACGGCAGTACAATCGTCAAAACCTTGCAGGTACAGGGCTTGGCTTGGGATATCACCCCTAATTCAATGAAATGCACAGTAACAACACTTGAACCTATCGTTGAAGGTATGATTATCGGGTCATCAACCTATGGCGTAATTGGTCAATCAATAATGGGATACTAGGAGAAAACAATGGCAACAGGCTTTCCGGCAGTAACAGGCGATATTTTTACGGCGGCTGACTATAACGGCTTAGTGACTTTTGAAATCAAAGCAGATCAAACCAATGATTACACAATAACACTTGCTGACTCATATCAGGTTCTTGTGCCAATGAACAAAGCCACGGCAGTAGCTTTAAAGATTCCTACTAATGCTACGGCAGCCATCCCTGTTGGATCAGTTATCACTATTCTTAACAAAGGTGTAGGACTCTGCACAATCTCAGCCGTTACATCAGGCACAACTACAATTCTTTCAGCAGGCGCGACACTTGCTCAGCCTACACTTGCGCAGTATCGCAGTGCGGTCTGTATTAAGACTGGCACAGATACTTGGTATGTAATAGGAGCAATTGGGTAATGCTTAACAACATTGCAGGAGTGATTGCAAGTAGCAAACCACTGTTAGTTTATATTGCCGTTGCTCACGAATCATCTCCATACATCACTACTTATCCTTGGTCATCAGGATTCGGTACAAAGTATGCTAATCCTGCATCTTTGTTAACATTTACTGCATACGGAGTCACATTCAAACCACAAGGCGATGCAGTTGCCGTTGCTCACGTTTTATCCCCATATGTTACCGCTTACCCTTGGTCATCATCAGGTTTTGGTGCAAAATATGCCGACCCTGCAACTGTTCCAGGTGCCGTTGGATACGGAGTTGCATTCAAACCACAAGGCGATGCAATTGCGGTTGCTAGTAGTGGGTCTCCATACATCACCGCTTACCCTTGGTCATCAGGATTTGGTACAAAGTATGCTAATCCTGCAACCCTTCCAACAGGCTCAGCATACGGGGTTAGATTCAAACCTCAAGGGGATGCAATTGCCGTTTCTCACGACACATCACCTAGAATTACTGCTTACCCTTGGTCATCAGGTTTTGGTACAAAATATGCCGACCCTGCAACTGTTCCAACCGGCACGGGAAATGGTGTTGATTTCTCACCAGCAGGTGATGCAATTGCGGTTAGCCATAGCTCATCTCCATACATCACCGCTTACCCTTGGTCATCAGGATTTGGTACAAAGTATGCTAATCCTGCAACCTTACCATCACTTTCTGGATACGGAGTTAAATTCAAACCTCAAGGTGATGCAATTGCGGTTGCTCACGTTTCATCTCCATACATTACTACTTACCCTTGGTCATCAGGTTTTGGTACAAAATATGCCGACCCTGCAACTTTGCCGACAGGCACGGGAAATAGCGTTGATTTCTCACCATCAGGGGATGCAATTGCGGTTGCTCACGACTCGTCACCTTACATCACGGCTTACCCTTGGTCATCAGGTTTTGGAACAAAGTATGCTAATCCTGCAACCTTACCTACGGGAAATGCCAAAGGCGTTGCATTCATCTAATCAAACAAAGGAGCAATACAAATGACAGAAGAAACACAAATTACACCATTGCAAGCGCGCATTGAAGAAGTAGAGCAATACCAAAAAAACATTGATTTGTACAAAGATATTCTAAAAACACTTCCAAAGGAATGGCCTGCAAGATTGCTTGAGCATAGAGGTTCAAAAAATCAACACGAAGTAATTGCTAATGTTCCTACCGAAGATGTGGAATTGCTTGCTCAACTTTGGTATGCAGATGAATGTATCAACGCAATCAAAACAGAAACTTTAGAGATGACAAAAGCAAAATCTATTTTGAATGTTTTGCAATAACCCCTTTTCCACCACTTAACTAAGAACGGGAAACCGCGCAAATGACCCCCTCAAATTGGGCAGGCTTAATCGTATCCATCATCGCAATCGTCAGTGCCTTTGCAGGCTCAGTGCGATGGTTGGTCAAGCATTACCTCAATGAACTCAAGCCCAATGGTGGCAGCTCACTGCGAGATTCAATCAACCGCCTTGAAGCCCAAATGCAAATTGTTCTTGATATTGTAAAAAACAAATAGAAAAGGAAAGACAATGAAAGAAACTAAAAAACTCTTTATTCGACTTGCTGCAGTTTTCTATGTATCGGCTCTTGCAACAATTGGCGCAGGTTCATTGTTTGGCGTAGGCGCAGCCACTGCCGCTGCAATGGCAGGGCTTCTCGCAGTTGCCAAGGTGGGCGAATCACTAGCCAAGGCATATATCTCAGATGGCAAGTTAAGCAAGGATGAGATTGAAGGCGCATTTCAGGAAAACAAGAAAAAATGAGCCAACGGGCAGAATTTGTTGCAGTCGCACGGGGCGAGATTGGCACCATTGAAGGCCCCAAAGAGAATGAAACCAAGTATGGCAAGTTTGCCAAGGCTAACTTTCTGCCTTGGTGCGGTAGTTTTGTTAACTGGTGCGCAGATCAAGTTGGCCTAAAAATCCCTAATTGCGTATCAACGGTTGCAGGTGCCAAGGCATTTGAAAAATTAGGGCGCTTTGAGATGGCAGAAAATGCCACACCTGAAGTTGGCGATCTAGCATTTTTTGATTTTCCAATGGATTCACTAGACAGGATTTCACACATTGGCATCGTTGCCCGTGTAGATGAAACAAAGGGTTTAGTGACGGTCATTGAAGGCAACACAAGCCCTGATAAAAAAGGCGATCAGCGCAACGGCGGTCAAGTTTGTCGCAAGGTGCGAGCCTACAAAATAAAAAATAGTGGCTCGTTAAAAAAATCAATTCCGGTTTATGTAGTAGGATTTGGCAAGCCCAAGTTCAAAGACTAATCATCCAACTTATTGGGAGCAAAAATGGCAGCAGGCACACTTGATTTAAGCATTGAGCAAGGGGCAACCTATAACCTTGTTTTGACTTGGCGAGTTGATGGCACCGCCGTCAATCTTACAAATTACACTGCCCGCCTACAGGCTCGCGTTGATGTTGAGGATACTGAAGTAGTTTTTTCGCTTACCACAGGTGCTGGCATTACCCTTGGTGGGGCTGCAGGCACAATCACCCTTGATCAAAGCGCAGCTCAAACTGCAGTAATTCCTGCAGGAACTTATATTTATGATCTTGAAATGGTTGCAGGTACAGGCACTGTTACTCGACTTGTTCAAGGAGAACTGATCGTTTCCCCTGAAGTGACCCGATAACAATGACTTCAATTGTTTACGTTCCAACCACAACCACCACGGTTACATCTACCACCGCCAATGCGGTTACGGTTTCAACCACCAATGCCACCCCTGCTGAAATTGTTGTTGCAAATCAACAAGGCCCGCAGGGGATTCCTGGCGTTACAGGGCCAACAGGTCCAACGGGTTCTACCGGGCCAACAGGTGTAACGGGTCCGACAGGTGCTGCAAGCACCGTTGCTGGCCCAACAGGTGCTACAGGCCCTACGGGTGCAAGTGGTGCCACGGGTGCAACGGGCGTTGTTGGAGTTACAGGAGCCACAGGTATTACGGGGGCAACAGGCCCAATC